CTCAAAAGATTTTAGATCTTTTTGTGTTGTGTGAATGTATCGTTGTAGCTTGTGATCGTAGAACATAACACGTTCACCATTGATAGATACATTGTTTGGCGTCGTTGTGTGTACCCAATCGGACTTAACACCGATACCCTTAACGATAATGTTAGCGGTTGAATCTGTGTTAGCGATGAAGTTTTCAAAGTTTGTCATAGTTGTTTACTCGTGTGGTTATTAACTTGTTATGTCTCTATTATACATAGATCGGCAGATTTGTCAATAGTCTTTAGCATAAAATCAGAAAGTTTTTAGATAAAATATTTCTCACAAATTTATTGTTTTTGCTGTTGACAAAGTGTGATCCGGGCCCCCCTGAAAAGATATGGCGGGGTTTTATCTTCACGTACGTTTTACCAGTCCCGCCAAAAAAAACGCGTGGTGGTTCAGAAACAATTCAGAGTCGCTGCAAGGGTTGTCTTACCTAAACTAAACAGTTAAGCCTAAGTAAGTATTAGTCGGTAGAATCGACTTGTGCCCCATAGATCCGCTTCCAGTCTTTATCTTCTCTGATGTCAAGGTTATATTGCCACGCTGTTTCTAGAAGCGGACACTCGACACCATTTTCTCTAAAAAGAGTCATCATTCCATTTAAATCTTTTGGAAAACACTTGCCGCCAAAGCCCAGTTGACCATCAGGTCCCGGTACTTGCCAGTGTGTAGGCTCTATTCTTGGGTCTGCCTGAATCGCAGCATTGATAAATCTATCATAGTTAATACCCAGAGCCTGACTAATGTGATACATATGATTCGCAAAGCTCACCTTGACAGAAAAATACGTATTGGTTAAGTACTTGATCATCTCTGCCTCTGTGTTTGAGACAAAGATACACTTACATCCCTGCCAAAGCTGTTTATGATATGCTTCTAGCTTCACCCTTAGACCGTCTAGCTCGCCCTCTGGTAAGCCCAACACATGTTGCTTGGCGTTGCACAGGTCTTCATACGCATTTCTCTCTGTGAGGAACTCAGGGTTTGTCACAATTGTAATATTAGTAAATTCCTTCTTGAGTCGCTCTGAAGTTCCCGGTGACATAGTTGATTTGATCAATACAACAGGGGACTCTCTCTTTTGCATCGACAAATAATTAATTAACGCTAAACTTTCCTCTAATATCCCTGTATGACACTTACCATTCTTATCCATAGGTGTAGGCACAGCCACATAAATCATGTCGGAGTGCCCTACAATGCGGTTATATCCCTCTGTAACGTCGCCGTCCTTTGCGTCAAACGCTCGAACGTCATGATGCGAATGCTCAAGAAGATATTTCTCCATAGAGCCACCCACAAATCCTCTTCCAATAATCCCGATTCTCACTTTTATTCTCCTATTGTTATTACGTACCAAGACCATTTATACCTGTAAAGATACTACAGGCACTAGGTTGGGTTAGAAAGCAGTTAGGTCTTCAATACTTTATATTTTACTCTGCTGAATTTGCCTTGCGGCCTTTACAGGTACTAGGTTGTCATGGTGGGACAGAGCCTAGATTTCAATTTTTTGCCTAACCTTGGAGTCCTTGTAAACTCGCCGGTAACTTTCTAACTCAGATGGACTTAGGTGAGGCTACAGCCCGATTATTCACTTTATACGAATATTTACTGAGTTTGATCACTTTTCAACCATTGATCTACTATATTGTAGTCAATCTCGTCAAAATCTACAAAACCTTTTTGGAAAAATGACCCAAGTTGTGTATAATATGGTGTACGACAATCGCAGGCAACTCATGAGAGCACAATTATGACCGAGAAAACTACAGGACAAAAAGACAATCCAACAAAATGTGAATCCAACACTTGTTGTAAGGCAACTGCTTCGCTTGAACAATCAGTTGCTGGTGATCTGGAGAAGGAAGATAAGAATTTACAGGAATTACTAGATGACAACAATCAAGACATTACCAATAGCAGTCAATAGAGCTGCTGTTATAAATCAAGACATAGTATTAAACTCTTGTTGTTGGGATGAATTGAGGCATCCCGACCCTATGCTATGCAATAAAATGGAAAAAGAGCTTGAAGAAGCCTGTATAATCAAAGGCATTGGCTTAAATTCCCCTTTTATCTACAAAATATCTTGCTTTGATACAAAAATTCCCTTCTTTGAGATTGGAATTGCTAAAATCGCCCTCAAAGACTCTCAACATATTCTCGAAAGAGACAAGACCCTCATAAAATTCAATGAAGATATCGGAATAATTCCCACATCGGATGAAAACTACATTGAAACCTTTGATGATGGCTTAAAAATATCTGTAGAAGTCTATCATGGTGCCGACAGAACAGTACCAAACCTAGATCATTCACTAGCATACGATGGTGGTTTTGTTCTCTTAGACAAAGAAGGACTTATTTTTTCTAAAGATGGCCATATAAACATAATCTCGCCCTCTGAACTCGTCAAATTTATATCAAGAAGCTCCGCTACGCTATCAGTCGGCCCTCTTCATACCACACCCACAAAGTCAAGACCTAAAAAACCTAAGAAAGGTACGATTATATTTAATGAACTGGCTGAATGCTTTGAAGGATACGACGGAACGTCTTGGAAAAAGATATCGTGGGAGGATAAATAATGAATATACCCAAAGGAATGACTGAACAACAGGTAATAGACCAAATAAACATTGTCTGTAATAGAATAGCACCTAGATATACCTTTTATGGATATACAGTAGATGACATAAAACAAGAATCCTTTATTATTTGTATGGAAGCCCTTAACAGATATGATGGAATTCGCCCGTTGGAAAATTTCCTCAGTGTCAATCTCTCTAATCGTCTCAAAAACTTCGTAAGAGACAATCACTTTGTAGGTTCTGATAATGAAGATAGGCAAAAAGTTTATCAACCGGCTCAGTTAGATTACGAAGACTATATAGTCGATGAAGAAAATAAGTTTGCTATCTCATACGAAGACATGCAATCCAAAGAAATGGTCATTATTATTAATAAATACCTACCGGCTGCTATGAGAATGGATTACCTCAAGATGATTAATGATGTTTATATTACGAAACAACGTAGAGAAGAGGTGACCGCCTGCATTTTAGAACTACTTGAGGAGCACGGCTACCATGAAAAAGGGTAGATATTCTAAAGAAGAGATAAATTACATAAAAGATAATATAGGTCTCGGTTCAAACCGAATAGCAACCGAACTAGACCGAGATCCTGAGAGTGTTTTGGATTTTATCAAGAGAAAAGTAGCCAAGGGCGACATTGAAGCACCGGTTTGGCTTGAAGATAAAGTAAGCAGCGAAGAACAAGCACACTTTGACCTACAATTTCGTCCATACTTCATAGAATTACAACAACAATTCACAGAAGACGAACTAAAGCTGTTTCAGTATCACTGGGCTAGGATTATCTCTCAGTTCAGAGATGATGTTATACCAACAGAAGAACTTCAAGTTGTTGACTTGATCAAACTAGAATTGCTTATGAACAGGGCACTCAAGCACAACAAAGATAACATTGAGCAGATATCCGCTCTAGAAGCCCTCATACTGGTCGAGAGACAGCACGATCCTGATCAGATAGACAAAGACGCCTTGTTTAATATGGAGCGTCAGGTGGCGTCTCTGAAGGCCTCACAGGAATCCTTGAATCGTGACTACAGAGACTTGCAAACCAAGAAGAACTCGATGCTCAAGGAGATGAAGGCTACTCGTGAACAACGTGTTAAAAGAATAGAAGATAGCAAACAGAATTTTACAGGTTGGATGGCATACCTAGTTGCCAATCCAGAAGTAACAACAGAATACGGAAGGGAAATGGAGATGATGAGATTAGCAATGGAAAAAGAAAAGCAGAGACTCGCACAGTTTCATCAGTACAACGACGATACCGTTGATCAACCATTTCTAACACCCGACACAGTGAAAGACTAAGATGAGAGTATTATACACTGGTGGTACGTTTGACCTGTTTCATTATGGACACATGCATTTTCTGAAACAGTGCAATCGTTTAGCTAGTCGTGTTGTTGTTTCTTTGAATACGGACGAGTTCATTGAATCATACAAGGGCAAACCTCCGGTACTAAGCTATAAAGAAAGAGAAGAAAGCATAAAGCTAAGTAACCTAGCATTTGATGTAGTTCCTAACACGGGAGGTGCAGACAGCAAACCGGCGATCCTATCAGTAAAACCAGACATTGTTTGCATAGGAGACGATTGGGCAAAGAAAGATTACTATAAACAGATGTCATTTACGCAAGAATGGCTAGACGAACAAAATATACTGCTTTGTTACATACCGTATCACAAAGGTATAAGCACAACAGAGATAAAGAGAAGACTCAATGGATAAAAAAACAGCTTTTGTTATATGCTCCAAATACACTGGAGACAAAATGTTGTTTGATAACATAAAAAAGATACAGGAATTTCATTCCGAATCAACTATTATACTTGTAGATAGTGATTCAGATAATAAAGAGTATCTAAAGGAGGTAAGCGAACTTGGTGTTATCGTAGAAGATGTGCAAAATAAGAAATATGAGGCTGGTGCTTGGATGTACGCATTTGAGAAGTACGAGGCTGAATTCGATACGTTTGCTTTTTTTCAGGACACGATGGTGCTCAAGAAGCCATTAGATCTTCTGCAAACGGCTGAAAGACGGGTGTTGACATTTGATGGGAAGTCCAAAACCTATGGGTGGTGTAGTGATTCAAGAAGTTGGGCTGAGGGCGTAGGAGAACCACTGCGGGACGACGAGAATATAATATTGTACAATACGTTTATTATAGCTTCAGTTTTAATGCGTGAAGTACTAGATAGCGAAGAGTTCTCGAAATGGCCTCTACCTGAAGATAAAAAAGGATCAAAAGGATGGGAAAGAGTTTGGAATCATCTTTTCAAAAAAAATAAAATCAAAGAAGTGCCACTAAAAGGTGCTATAGAAAAAAAATTTCTGAGGAGAAACTAGGAATGAAAGCGATTATTTTTGGTGTAACAGGACAAGACGGTAGTCACTTAGCGGATCTACTACTTTCTAAACACTATCAGGTCATAGGAGTAGCTAGGAGGACTAGCAACGACAACACCGGTAGAATAAAGAATATTCTCAGTCATGATAACTTTAAGCTCGTTCAAGGAGATATAACTGACTCGCATAGTATAATCAGAGTTTTTTCAGAACACGTAGACGTAGATGAAATCTACAATCTAGCAGCTCAATCTCATGTCGCCGTATCATTTAAGCAACCTGCATTAACATGGGATATCACGGGCAAGGGTTGTCTAAATATACTACAAAGCATTGTGGATCTAAAATTAACTAACACTAGGTTCTACCAAGCAAGCTCTAGTGAAATGTTTGGAAGAAACTATGATGAAAGACCCGCTGACGGAGACTTTGACAACAAGCTACCTGTGGAAAAATACCAAGATGAAGAAACAAAGTTTTTACCGCAAAGTCCCTATGCCATAGCTAAATGTGCCGCACATCACCTGACTAGACTTTTTAGAGAAGGTTATGACATTCATTCTAGTGCTGGTATATTATTTAATCACGAAGGTCCGCGTAGAGGAGAAACCTTTGTAACTAGAAAAATCACTAAGTGGATTGGAGAGTTTACAAGATGGCTCGAAAATCTAAATTTAAAATATACTGATATCTCAGAAACCTGTGAAGAAGGTGACTTGTTATTTGCCTCTGGGGTTCAGTACAGTTTTCCAAAGCTACGTCTAGGTAATTTGGAAGCATTCCGAGATTGGGGGTATGCAGGAGATTATGTGGAAGCGATGTGGATGATGCTTCAGCAGGACAATCCTGATGATTATGTCATCTGCACTGGCGAAACTCATACTATTCGAGAATTCTTAGACGTAGCATTTAAACACGCTGGAATAAATGATTGGTCTACATGTGTTGTTCAAGACCCTGAATTTTATAGACCGGCAGAAGTAGATTATTTGAGAGGAGATTGCAGCAAGGCAAACAATAAGTTAGGATGGAAGCCAAAACATTCGTTTGAAGACCTTGTAAAACTTATGGTAGAACATGACTTGGATAAATGATTATATACAATGTTACATTTGATCTGACGGCTGTCATAGCTAGATTAAAGAAATTCAGATTAAAAGAGTTTAACTCGATGTACCCCACTATTTTTGTGGAAGCTGATAATCCCGACGATGCTTGCTACCTAGCGTATTGTAGGTTTTCTGAGATAATACTCAAACAAGATGAGTCTTCAGAAACCTCGAAAATGCTTAAAGAAATGATGCACGAAATAAAAGTAACAAGGGTGAAACCAAAATGAGAAGAGACTTTCACGATCCAGTGTACAAAGAGTGGCGTAAGAAGGTTTTATCTAGAGATAGATATTGCTGCCAAATGCCTAATTGTAAACATAAGAAACTTCTCCAAGTTCACCATATTAAAAAATGGTCATCAGCCTCAATGTTGAGGTTTGATGTAGACAATGGAATCACCCTATGTGCAGCGTGCCACAAAGAGGTAACGAGAAACGAACACTTTTACGAAAGACTATTCACAGATATAGTGAGAGACAAAAATGCCTAAAGCCCCAGCATACACAGTTATAAAAGACACCAGAGAACAAGATGGATATACTTTCGAGAGGTTTGAAAGTAGATACCACGCTTGTGCAGGTATGGTAGTACAGAAATTAGATACTGGAGACTACTCTCTAGTAGGGCTAGAGGATAAACTGTGCATAGAGAGAAAAGGAAGAATATCCGAGTTAGCAATAAATCTAGGTAAAGACAAACATAGGTTTATGAGAGAAATAGAGAGAATGAAAGATTTCCCATTTAAATTTTTAGTTCTTGAATTTTCACTCAAAGATGTTATGGACTTTCCAGAAGGTTCTGACATCCCGCAAGAGAATTGGAATTCTATCAAGATTACTAATAAGTACATGTTAAAAATGTTGATAGAGTTTCAAATGTATGACGACATTCATGTTATTTTTTGCGGCAATAGGAAAAATGCAAAACTTGTTGTCAGTAGCATATTAAAAAGGGTCAATGAATTTTACTCTATCGGGAGGAAAAAGTGACAATTAATGTGGACATGATATCAGATATAAATTCGTACGGCGTAGACGTTAAGAACAGAGAGCTTTTTCTGCATAGCTATGTTGCAAATTCAGATGAAGATCCGGGCGTGGACTATAAAATGGCCTCCTCTTTTTACAAGAACATTAGGTTGTTAGATAATCTATCCAATGATCCTATATTAATTCACATGCATAGTGTTGGAGGTAACTGGAATGATGGAATGACCATATTTGACTCCATCATGATGGCTAAATCCTACATAACCATACTGGCTTATGGTCAAGCAGAATCCATGAGCAGTATTATTCTGCAAGCTGCCGATAATAGAGTCATGATGCCTCACGCATATTTCATGTGCCACTTTGGATCTAGCGGTTACGGTGGAAGTTATCTAGATGTACAAAAAGGGGCAGCATTTGAAAAACGCCAAACAGAGACAATGTTAGATATATATGCAGAAGGTTGTAAAGACGGAAAGTATTTTAAAGAGCATTACAGCGAACCCGACTTTGATAAAGTAAAAAGCTACCTCAAAAGGAAATTTAAAGACGGAGACTGGTATCTAGACGCCAACGAATCAGTTTATTATGGGTTTGCAGACCTAGTTCTTAATACAAGAAAATTCAATTCAATTAACAGTTTAAAGTAATGAACAACCTAAAAAAAATAAATGAAGCTTGGCTTAATCTAGATCTTGAAGATAGAAATGTTTTCAATCCGCTTAAGTTGGTAAACTTCAATGAAGATGATTACCACTACAAGCTTCTATGGCTAATGACTAGGCCGGAGTACTTCTCCTTTTTGTGCAAACAAGTCTTTAATATAAACATCCTCCCCTCACAGGCACTCTTTTTATGTGAGATGTGGAACAGAAGGTTTCCCATGCTTATTGCTAGTCGTGGTTTTGGAAAATCATTTATATTATCTTTATACGCAATGATTAGAGCTTTATTACTTCCCGAGAGAAAAGTGGTGGTTGTTGGTGCTGCGTTTAGGCAGTCTAAAGTTCTTTTTGAATACATGGAAACAATCTGGAATAATTCCCCAATACTCAGGAGCATGTGCGATGCAAACAGTGGACCCAGACGAGATGTTGATCGTTGCGTTATGCGTATCAACGGCTCTCGCGTCACTTGCCTCCCTCTGGGCGACGGACAAAAGATTAGAGGTCAGAGAGCTAATGATATTATTAGCGATGAGTTTGCTTCCATCCCTAGAGATATCTTTGAAACAGTTGTCGCTGGGTTTGCTGCTGTTAGCTCTGATCCTATAGAAAATGTAAAAAAGATAGCAGCAAAAAAGAAAGCCCAAGAACTAGGCATAGAAATAGAACAGGATTCTGAGTCCGTATTAGACAAGAAGAACAACCAGATTATATTGAGCGGTACTGCCTATTACGACTTTAACCACTTCGCTGAATACTGGAAAAAATGGAAGTCAATAATCCAAAGCCAAGGTAGGGAAAATAGATTACGAGAAATTTTTGGAGACGACCCACCAAAGGACTTCAACTGGAAAGATTATTCAATCATAAGAATACCCTACGAACTTTTACCAGAAGGCTTTATGGACGCCTCACAGGTCGCTAGATCGAAGGCAACGGTACATGCTGGAATATACCAGATGGAGTTCGGAGCGTGCTTTACACGCGATTCTCAGGGCTTCTTTAAGCGTACCCTGATCGAGAGCTGCGTCACTGATGATAAAGGTAAGGTCAAAGACTCTAAGGACAATGAGATATGTTTTCAGGCACAACTAAGAGGAGACCCTAATAAAAAGTATATCTTTGGAGTTGACCCCGCATCTGAAGTTGATAATTTCAGTATAGTTGTTTTAGAGGCAAATGCCGATCATAGAAGAATAGTTCATTGTTGGACAACGAATAGAGATCAACACAAAGAAAAAGTCAAGAGCGGATATTCAAAAGAGTCGGACTTTTACGCGTATTGCTCTAGAAAAATCAGAGATCTTATGAGAATTTTTCCCTGCATCCACATAGCGATGGACGCTGGAGGTGGAGGTATTGCTGTAATGGAATCATTACACGACCAAGATAAAATTCAGGAGGACGAGTTACCAATCTGGCCAGTAATAGATGAAAATAAAGCAAAGGACACAGACGACAATAGAGGACTACACATTTTAGAGATGTGTCAATTTTCTAGATATGAGTGGTTGTCCGAGGCTAATCACGGCTTACGAAAAGACCTAGAAGACAAGGTTTTATTATTTCCTATGTTTGACTCTGTAAGCTTAGGAATAGCCAATGCAGAAGATGGATTAAAAGGTCGTACGTACGACACACTAGAACAGTGCGTATTAGAAATAGAAGACCTCAAAGACGAGTTAACCATGATTCAAATTACACAAACCGCTACAGGTCGTGACAAGTGGGATACACCAGAAACAGTAATTGGTACAGGTAAGAAGGGTAAACTCAGAAAAGACAGGTACTCTTCTCTGCTTATGGCTAACATGTCTGCTAGAACAATAGCAAGGGCACCCGAAGCTACTATCTATAATTTTTACGGAGGGTTCGCCACCATAGAGAAGTCAAAAGAGAAAGGTGGAGATGATTTTTCCGGTCCGAACTGGTTCACAGAGGGTATGAACGGAATTTATTAGGTTTCTGTGTATAATCTAGTAACAGTTCAATTAACAATCCAATTACAATCTGATTGATAGGAATTAACATGCCAAACGACCCTCTTATAACTTGGAATGAAGGCGATTCTACAGGTAAGGCAAAAGCCTTTGAAGAATTTTCCAACTCTATACATGAATATGAAGGCATAACCAAAGCTTATCACAGAGACACTTTTCTCGATATAGAGACCAACAGATCTGTAAGACCCGGCTTCAAGAGTCAAGACTACTATGCGTTTAGGCCAGACGAGCAAATACCACGTCAAGCCAAGCGTGCCATTAAGATGTGCATGGATGCGTACGACAAGGTTGGGATTGTTAGAAATGTTATCGACCTAATGGGTGACTTTGGCTGTCAAGGTATCAACATTGTACACGAAAACAAAAGTGTGGAAAAGTTTTTAAAACAGTGGTGGAAAAAGATAGGTGGCAAAGAGCGGTCGGAGCGATTCTTAAACAACTTATATAAAACCGGACAGGTGTTCATATATAAAAGCTATACTCAGTTAACACCGGAGATTACAAAATATGTAAAGTCTTTAGGTTCCGATATAACGTTGGAGGTTCCTCAAATTGAACAGTCCCTTGTTCCTTGGAGGTACAACTTCTTCAACCCCTTAACGGTTGATGTTAAAAATGGCGAGATCAACCTATTTCTAGGTAGAAAAAATTATCAACTGCAAGCGAATAGTTTTTTTGACAACTTCAAAGATGGTGCCATCCCAGCCAAAGTATTAGAGACACTGCCTGTTAACGTTAAAAATGCTATAAAAAATGGCGAAAGAAAAATACCGCTAGACCCTGATAGGCTTTCAGTCTTCTACTACAAGAAAGACGATTGGCAACAATGGGCACATCCTCTAGTTTACGCTATTTTAGATGATATTATCATGCTGGAGAAAATGCGTTTAGCTGACTTATCTGCTTTAGATGGGGCCATATCAAACATAAGACTTTGGACGCTTGGTAGCCTAGACCATAAAATTCTACCTAACAAAACCGCTATAAATAAACTTAGAAATATTCTAGCCAGTAATGTTGGAGGGGGAACGATGGAGTTGGTCTGGGGGCCAGAGCTTACTTACACAGAGTCTAATAGTCAAGTATACAAATTCTTGGGTTCTGAAAAGTATCAATCCGTTTTAAATAGCATTTACGCTGGACTAGGTGTTCCTCCAACCCTAACTGGCATGGCTGGACAAAGTGGCGGTTTTACAAATAACTTCATATCTCTTAAAACTTTAGTCGAGAGACTTCAGTACGGTAGAGATCAACTAACAAAGTTTTGGGAAAAAGAGCTTGAGTTTGTTCGCAAGGCTATGGGATTCAGAAAGGCTGCTCATGTCGTCTATGATCAAATGAGTTTATCTGACGAGTCTTCAGAAAAACAACTTCTCATCCAACTTGCTGATAGGGACATTATATCTCACGAAACTGTGCTTGAAAGATTTAAGGAAGTTCCTGAAGTAGAAAAAGTAAGACTACAAAGAGAAGATAAAGCGAGAGATACAGATAAAGCACCTCCAAAAGCCAGCCCTTTTCATAATGCTAATCATAAGAATGATTTAGAAAAAATGGAAAAACAGGGCGAGATAAACGACAAAAAGCAAGAGTCAAAACAACCAACCCCTGAAAAACGCCCCTCTAACGAGAATGGAAGGCCTCCTTTCAAAATAGATGAGGAGCCTAGAAAGCAAAGAGTTGATACACCCAAAAGTCAACCCGGTTTAGCTGAAATGTTTATATGGGCCTCTAATACCTTTGACTCTCTTGGTTGTGTTTCAAAGGCCTATCTCGGAACCAAAGAAAAAACCAACATGAGACAACTCACAAAAGCTGAGGCGATAGAGCTAGAATCTATTAAAATAGACGTATTATTGAACCTAAAGCCATTATCCGATGTGGATGATAAATCAATATTTAACGCCCTTTCAATCACCAACAAAAGCTCTGGCTCATTTAAGAGACAGCTAAAGAACCAAAAAATATCCCCTTCTAATATGACAATGGAAAATTATAAAAAATCTGTCATTGGGATGTTTGTCGAACATTCTTTTAGGCCAAAATAGCGTTTTTTGTAAAAAAAATATTTTTTTGTGTATAATCCTGTGAGGTAAAAATATGACAATAAAAATATATCAAAGGGAGATAGATGACGGTATTGGCGAATTGGTAAAAACAACCGCCAGCGTTGCCTATTGCTCTGAGGCTACTTTAAATACAACCACCAGAGATACTGCTCAAGATGTCATATCTGATAAAGACATCCTTGAAAAGGTATTAGCTGAGAATAAAGACCAGATAGACTTACATTACATAGAGTCTGTTTTGGTTTCATGTGGTTGGAATAAAAACGACGATGTGTTCCTAGCAAAAGCCACATGGGAAGCTAGAAGCACACCAGAAGATAAACAGTTTAACTTTATGCACGATGAGAATGATATCATTGGGCATATAACCGGAAGTTATGTTTTAACTAAAGATGGCAAGGCTGTAGCAGACGACTCAGATATGCCAGAAGATTTCGACATAATAACACAAGCTGTTTTGTATAACAGCTGGACCGGTGCAGAAAACAGAGAGAGGATGCAGCAAATCATAGCTGAAATTAAAGAAGGCAAGTGGTTTGTTTCAATGGAATGCCTTTTCTCTGGTTTCGACTACGCTTTAACAGATAGCGAAGGTAACTCTAAGCTTCTGGCGAGAAACGAAGAATCAGCCTTTCTAACTAAGCATTTGCGTGTTTACGGTGGGTCGGGCGAATACGAAGGATATAAGGTTGGTCGTGCTCTTTCCAATATATCCTTTTCTGGTAAAGGATTGGTTTCAAAACCAGCCAACCCCAGGAGCGTTATATTAAATAATAAAAGCACGGCACAATTCAACGTACAAGATATCAATTCTAATCACACTATTTTAGGAGACATTATTATGTCAGATACTTCGCTGTTAGAAAAGCAGTTGGCCGAAGTTCAGACTCAGCTGTCAGAAGCTAAGACTGAAAATGAAGCTATCAGAGCTAAAATCGAAGAAGCAAAAGATAAAGAGTTTGCTTCTCAGGTCGAAGCTTTTGAAACAAAGGCTGAAGAAAGTCAAGCAACTATTGATGAGCTTAATGAAACGATTAAATCTACTCAGGCTCGCGTTGCTGAACTTGAAGATCAGCTTAACACGTCCACAACTGAATTGGCAGAAGCTATGAAGGAAATGGACAAGATGAAGAAAAAAGAAGCTATGATGAAGCGTAAGGCTTCTCTGGAAGAAGCTGGCTTTGAAGCTGAAGAGATTGAAGAATCTCTTGCTACTTTCGAGTCTCTAGCTGATGAAGCTTTTGAAGCCGTTGTTGCTCTCATGAAAAAGAAAGCAAAAAAGGACGAAAAAGAAGATGAAGCTGAAGCTGGTATGCCACCAGAGCTGAAAGAAGCTATCGAAAAGAAAAAGAAAGAAAAGGAAGCTAAAGCTGAAGAAGAAGCGGAAGCAGAAGAAATTAACCAAGAAGCGTTTGAAGATCTTGAGTCTTCTGAAGCAACTTTGGTGGAGTCCGAAGAATTGGACGAATCCGAAAAAACTAGAGCCAGCGTTGCTGACTGGTTTGAATCTCACGTCCTTAACACAAAGTAATTTTCAAATTAAAGGAGAATAACAATGGCTCTCAAAGCAGATAGATATGAAGAATCAACAGACATTAGCTATTTTTCGTCAGCCACTGGCGTTAGAGGCGAAGTTGTTTGTTTAGATGCAGCAGCACTTGCTGGTGCTTCGGGTGCAGCCCTTGATCAAGGTGAAAATACCGTTTCGCCTCAAGCAGCTGCCGAAACAGATGTTCCAGTTGGCATCATTCTTAACGATGTTGTTAATAAGGATCTAACTAGAACTCATCTTAACCAGTATAAAGATGAAGTTCAATTGGGTGGTAAAGTTACCGTCTTGACTCGTGGCTGGGTTGTTACCGACCAAGTTGATGGCACTCCTAAAGCTGGTGACTTGGCTTATGCATCTGAAACTCAGGGGCATATTTCGACAACCGCTAAGAATTCCACAGCTTCGGGTAACTTGGCTATCGGTCGTTTCATGTCTCGTAAAGACGCAGACGGCTACGCTAAAGTTTACATCAACCTTCCTAATCACGGTGCCTAAGCCATAATCTAAAGGAGAATTTAACAATGTCATATACAGAAAGACCAAGTGAAGAATTTATTTCACTTTTGAAGCAGACTGGTAATAATGACCAGAATGTGGCTTACGCAGCTCAACGTGAGTTTGCTAAGGCACTTGAACTCCCTTTGCGTAAGGGTGTATTGGTTGGAAATATCCTTGGTGATATTTTCGAGACCATCAATGTTGAGCCGGGTGCATCTACTGAGTATCCACTCGACTTGATTTCACCGGGACTTGAAGGTGAGCATGTTGCTTACACCAACCCAGGTCACGGTCGTATTCCTGAACGTGCGGTCGAAAGCGACTACGTCATGATTCCAACTTATAGCATCACAAGCTCAGTTGATTATCTTCTGCGTTTTGCTCGTGAAGCTCGTTGGGACGTTGCTGCCCGTGCGATGCAGGTTATGGAAGCTGGTTTCGTCAAGAAAATGAATGACGATGGCTGGCACACTATCCTAGCAGCTGGCGTTGACCGTAACATTTTGGTTTACGATGGCGATGCAACTGCTGGATTGTTCAGCAAGAGACTTGTTTCCCTCATGCAGACTGTTATGAGACGAAACGCTGGCGGTAATACCGGTTCCGCTAATCGCGGTCGCTTGACTGACCTTTATGTTTCTCCAGAAGCACTCGAAGATGTGCGTAACTGGGGACTTGATCAGGTAGACGAAGTTACTCGTCGAGAAATCTACACCGCTTCTGAAGGTGGTGCTCCAATCACACGCATCTTTGGTGTGAATCTTCACGATCTCGATGAGCTTGGCGAAGGCCAAGAGTATCAGACCTTCTTCACTGATGGTCTAAGCGGGGCTGTTCAAACATCCGACGTTGAGTTGGTTGTTGGTCTTGATCAGTCAGCTAACGATAGCTTCGTTATGCCAATGAAGCAGGCAGTTCAGGTCTTTGAAGATCCTACTCTTCACAGACAGCAGCGAGCTGGCTACTATGGTTTTGCTGAACTTGGATTTGGTGTTCTTGATAACCGTAGAGTTATCTTAGGCTCCTTCTAATCTAGGCACTGCCTTAACTACAAAAGAGAGTCGTCCTCATATCATTGGGGATGGCTCTTTTTTTGTGTATAATAGTGTGTATTCGCGTTTACAATTAGGAATTTTTAAAGGGGAAACTCTATGACCGCCTTATCAGATTATATGGAGTCAGGCTTACTCCAGCATATTTTTAGAGGGCAATCCTTCGCAAAGCCAGACGGTATATCAATAGCACTGTGTAGTGGTGTACCTAGAGAGTCAGACACAGGCTCTACAATACCAGAGCTACCATCTGGTAATAGTAATGGAGATACTGGATATAGAAGATATTTCCTATCTCACCCAGATGACACAACTGGGGGAACAGCCAGTGGAGATTACTACTGGAATTACAATATAGATGATCACAACGCTGGAAGTGGTCTTATAAAAAATAGTGTTACTTTTTTATTCTCAAACGCTCTTCAAGATTGGGGATGGGTATCTGGAATAGCTGTTTGCGATTCAGGTACTGTTGGAACGGGCAATCTGCTTATGTATGCAGAATTAAATAATGCAAGAATTATATACGAAGGTGATTCAGTCAAGTTTGACACTTCGACGTTACAAATTAGCTTTAAGTAGGCGGTTATAAATTATGATTTTGACCAAATCAGAGTACCTCAGCTCTATAAATGAGTTATTGCCTGATAACTCTAGGCAGGAGATATCTCCCCTAGATTTGAGAACTAGCTTGATTAACCTTGTTGATTCTGTCCACCTTATGATGGACGGAAGGGATATCTCTGCTGGAAATTTCTCAACACCTGACACTAGAACAACAAAGGCCGGTGAGTTTTCCCTAATAAACTACACGGGAGGTGGAAGATCTACCGCAGACAACTCTGCTTTTGGTTACGCTACTCTTAGACCTAATTTTAACGGTTCTGGAAATACAGCTATTGGCTCTCACGCCATGTCTTGCAATATTTATGGTAGCAGCAATACGGCTGTAGGCTATCAAACTTTAGCTGGAAATACTAGAGGCTCTGGAAACATAGGCGTGGGAAACTACGCCTTAAATAATAATAAGACAGGTGACTTTAATATAGCAATAGGTCACGGTGCTGGTTATTATATAGGTAGAGACGACAACTATAAGTTATATGTTGGTTCTCATGAGATTGGATCTGGTCACCTTTGCGACGTTGATGGCAACCCAGTAACGACTGGTCCAGCACCACTTCTGTACGGCGATCTAACTTCCTCAAACCTTAGATTGGCAATTGGAACTAACTCCCTGCACGATCACGGAACCCTTCAGGTAGCTGGGAAAATATCACCAAGTGACAGTGAATCTTACAGCCTAGGTACATCCCAAAAACGTTGGTCTGGCATTAATGACTTTATAGTATTTAGTGGGGACAATATTGGTATTGGCGGCTCACCTTCTGGAGCTATACATAATGTAAATGACGCCAAAATGACCGTTTATGGAGATCTTGTTCCTAGTCAAAACGGAAGGTTTGCATTAGGTTATCCCGGAGGTCCCGGTCAAGGCAACCACCTCATGTGGGATGCCTATCTAAATGATGTCATTATTAGTGGTCAACTTACAATATTTGATGAATCATTTGTTCTTAACGAGGTTTCACACTGTCTTTATGAGTGTAAGACCTTACACCTAGCTACCAGTGGCTTTTGCGATCCAGAAGATGACGGCTTTCATAACTCTGCCGTTTGCGGATTTCTAAACGACACCTCTCTAGACGGTGCTGGATTTATAATACATTCTAGCGGTGGGGTAGTTGGAGAGTCTAGCTACTATGTAAGAGAGTATGAATTTTTATATAGATACCCAGACGCAAGCCTTTCTTGTTTAGGTAATAACGCGGATAACGCCTACTCAAGAAGCAGGTGGGAATCTAACATTTCCATAGAAATACCGAGCGGAAAATCGCTCATAGCAGAAAGAACACTAGGTAGAACAAAGCTAGCCAATGTTATACAAAGTGGTTGCATGGGTGTGTTCCTAGAACCCTATGCAGTTTCTGGCCAAAGAGTAGTTGTCGGTCAGGAGCCACACTTTAACAATAGATACCCAACACTTCAAGATGCTAACTTTATATCTAGATCCGGAACACATCTAGGGGCGGATGGTAATCCCGTTGGATATGATTACTCAGTCATGTATGGAACTGTAGATTCAGGCGTGAAAGTTATGCAAAAATTCTCCAGTAGAATAAAAAGCTCGAGCACTTCTAGAGGTTTTAGTATTGTTTACCATGATGAACTTGATCAGGACTAAAATAAATGAAAGATAGATTATCAGTACATATAGATAATGGCCAATCATCGGTAAGAGAGGCTGTAACAATATTGAGAAATGGCGGTCAAGCTTCTCAATCTGGCCTTGTCGGTATAACCAATGCGACATATATAGACGGTGGTTCTCCCACTGTTCCCGCCACAATATTCAACGTTCAGTCTACTGGCGATTCAAACATCAGGTTTTCCAGCGGTCCATCAAAAAAGAGTCACGTTGAATTACTTGGAAACGGCAACCAGAGAGCGTCCGGATTACTAATAACATATGACCCAACGCTAGACAACGCCTACGTTATTGGACCCGGTTATGGAGGTCATGGTGATCACTGCGTAGACCCTAACGGTGGAAACAATCCTGTTGTTGACTTTTCGTTAATCCGAGCAAGTGGTAGTGAGGGTGCAGAGTTTTCGCATATAACTTTAGCGGAAAACGGTTACGTTGGAGTTGGGTTGACAAGAAGGCCCAACGATGCAGGTAATGGTTATGACAGAAGAGTTTACCCTCATGCACCATTAACAGTCTCTTACGATTGCCACGGCCACTCAGATAGCGGTACAATTTCAATGCATGAGCAAGCTAGCTCACCCGCTACGTATTCAAACTTTGGTAAGATATTTGTTAAACCTTTTACAACTGGCGGTAGAACCCAAGCGTTATTTTTTAAGGACGACGGTGGCAACGAAACCAACCTAGTGCTAAGTCAGGACTTAGAACCCTCTGTATCTACCGATGGTCTTATATTTGGACATAATGGTAATACTTACGGTGGTTGGTATACACCTAGCACTAGACCCTCCCTTAGCAATCTAAGTAATAACACCTATTATGGATGGGGTGCAGGACATCACCTAAATTCCGAAACGTTTTCCGTAACGGATAACACTCTTATAGGTCGTGCCGCCGGTAGCGGCCTAACAAACGCAACAAAGAACACTGTTATAGGTTCTAACAGTTTAACCAATTATCGTCAAGCAATGAATAATGTAATACTAGGAGATGATAACCTAGTTGGTTCAACAAGTGAGCTTGGAAGCATAGATGACTGCATTCTTCTGGGGAGAGATTTATATAACCTTGAGCTACCGGCTGACAAAACTCTAGCAATAGGTGTTGGAGACACACCAATAATTTCTGGTGACCTTAATGCCACTAGCAGATCCTTGTTTTTCAACAGCAAGTCTCTTTCTATCCAAGAGGGTGCCGAATTTAAAATCACGGATGAAAACGACATTAGCGAGGGTAGAAGAACAAGGGTGGTCTCGGTTGTTGACGATCTTAGAGTTGGCACCGACAATCCTAAAAATGATCTAAAGTTTAATTTTGAAAACGGTGAAGATGTAAAATTAACTCTATTCCGCTTAGACCCGTTTGCGTCTAAACTAACAAATATTCCAACATATCAAGTAGCCCCAGATCCTAATAGGCCGTATGCAGAGCTACAGGGTGACTTTAAAATACAGGGTGCCATCAGGTTTGCAGATCAAACGTCAATGTCTGGCCTGAGTCATATCGACTTACTTCCACTTGCGGGTACTTCCGGAATAAATAAAAAGGTAGAAGACAGCACTAACCGTCTTGTTTTAGATTACTCTAGCCTTAAGCTTGCTACCCAAGTTTCTTCTAATATACTCAGTGACAACACTTTTGTTGCAGTGCAAACAGACGGAACTGATTCTTCGTCTGTAGCCAAAATGTCCATTCAAGGTTTTGCCGCTTACGTTAGCGATCAGACGGACACGATGGCTGAAAACTGCAATGTACTGATTACAAAAGCAGAACAAAGAGGTAGCGTAAACGTAGGAGAAATTTATGACAGCGTTCTGATTGGGTGTAATGTAGCACAACGTGCGAAGGGGTGGAGAAACGCTGTTATTATTGGTAGCAACGCCGGTACAGACGCTACAACAGATACGGCTATTTCTGAAAAGGGTGTTATCTTTATTGGTCATAACGCTGGTAATAACGCGGATTCGATTACAAACTCTATCTTCATAGGTGAGGATGCTGGTAATGCTGCTTCAGAAGCGGATAAGTCTGTCTTCATCGGTGTCAATGCTGGTCAGCGTGCCAATACCAGCTCATCTATCGCTATTGGTTTCAACGCACTTCGCGGAAACGAGGATGCCGACTTAGATGAAAACAACCAAAACAATATAGAGATTATCACTGGTAAAGACGATGGCGAACGGCTGATGTACCAACAAACATTGTCTGACCGCCTTAATATACAAAATACAATTGCAGGTACTACTGACAGTAGAAATATTTCTATTGGTGACGCTAGACTTTCCCCAACAGCACCCCTAGAGGTTAGAAAAGACAGTGTCATTCACGCTGCAAATTCTAATAACTATGTTCAAACTTGGTATTGTGATGATACTCTAGTTGCTAGTGTTGACTGTAACGGGGTTTATACAAATCACGGTGGCGGTGGTACTGCGGACTTGGTCGTAGAAGGGGTTTTAGCTGGCCCGCTAGCTGCTGGTAATTATTCAAATCCAACTGCTTCTCATCAGCAAACTTTAAATCTGAGGGGAGGAGGAACAGTTACAATTACCAACAGAGACTCCAGCTTGACCGGCGATTCCGGTGCCTATGTTGTAGCCATCAAAATGGGCGATGAATACAGACCTCTATGGGTAAGTTGCTAGGAGAAACTAATGGGTAGACCACCTAAAAAATCTTGTAACGCTTGTTGCTCAGTATCTGAGACCCCAACACCTGATCCTCCAGGCACACCTGATCCAAACCCTGATCCAAATTACAGGTCGCCCACCAGTTGCGATGACATGATTAACATTGTTCTTCTCGGTAGCACGATGGTATCCACCAACAATTTGAGGGGTTGGTCTCAATCCCGAACCCAAGAAGAAATCGACAACGAATACAATTCTTATAGAGCTGCTTATCCAAATAGAACTCACATTGTTTTAGAAGTTTTTCCCTCCTATTTACCCG